GGGGTGACAGTGACCGAGCAGGTGCTTGATGATGTGCAAGTGATGGAAGCCCACGCGATCGCCAAGGCGAAACGGAGGAAGTGAAATGGCGGTGATGCAAGCGCTGCTGCAGGTCAAGGCTGATGTCACCGGCGAGGGCCAGGTCAACGCACTGGGTCGGGCGATCGGTGGCATCAAGCAGAAGGCCACTGAAGCCAGCGTGGGGCTCAAGGGTCTGACGGCTGCCGCTGGCATGGGCGGCCTGGCCGGATCATTCAGCATGCTGGCACCACTGCTCAGCGTCGGCGGCCTGGTGGCCATGACCAAGAAGACGCTCGATGCTGGCAATGAAATGTTCAACCTGTCACAGAAGACAGGCGTGAGCGTTGAGGCATTGGCGCGATTCAAGAAGGCAGCGTCTACATCTGGCACAGATGTTGAGACGGTGGCCAAGGCGATCACCAAACTTTCCAAGGGAATGTTTGAAGCAACGCAGACTGGGACCGGCCCAACAGCAAACGCATTGAAAACCCTTGGTGTCAGCGCAACTGATGCAACCGGCAAGCTGCGCAGCGCTGATGCTGTGATGCTTGACATCGCAACAAAGTTCAAGGGCATGCCTGATGGTGCGCAGAAAACTGCTCTTGCGATGCAGTTGTTCGGCAAGTCTGGCGCTGAACTGGTGCCAATGCTGAATCTTGGCGGCGAAGCGATCGACAAGATGAAGGTGAAGATGACAACTGCCTTCGCAGAGAAAGCTGATCAATACTCCGACAAGCTGACGGTGCTCGGCGGCAAGGTCGGCGCCCTCGGCGCTGACATCGCAATCGTCCTGCTGCCTGTGCTGGACAAGATGGCTGATGGCATCACGGCTGTTGTCGACTGGTTCAACAAGCTGGATCCAGGTATCCGTAACACGATCGTCGCGGTGTCGCTGTTCGCGATCAGCTTCGGCGCCATCGCCACGATCATTGGCACGGTCGTTGGTGCGCTCGGCACGATCGGCACAGCCGTCGCCGGCCTGGGTGCTGCATTCGCCGGCACTGGCATTGCTGCCACGATCGCCGGCTGGTTGCCTGCGATCATCGGCGCCACCAGTGGGATCGTGGCGGCCCTCGGCGGCATCCTGACCTTCGTCACCGGCACGCTGATCCCCGGCCTGCTGGCGGTGGTGACTGGCCCTGTCGGTCTGACCGTGCTGCTGGTGGCCGCGATCGTGGCGTTGTTCATCGCATTCCGCAAGCCGATCATGAAGTTTCTTGGTTGGGCATGGGACAACCTGACCAGTGGCTTCCAGAAGATTGCCGATTGGTACCTGAACACTTACGTGAAGTTCTGGGTCAACCTATGGGGCAGCCTGATTGTCAAGCCCATCACTGGCTTTCTCAGCTGGTTCGGTGCAACCTTCATGAAAGGATGGAATAACTACGTCAAGATGATCACAGACGTATGGAACAAGGCGTCTACTGTTTTTGCTGTTGGATGGCGCAAGGCTGGCGACGGCATTGCCAGCGTGTGGAAAGGGATCGTCAACACCCTGAGCGGTGTGGTCAATGGTTTCTTCCGTGTGTTCTTCGGTCAGATCAATGGTGCAATCTCTGCAATCAACAAGCTGATCGCTGGATTCAACCGCTTGCCTGGCCCAGGTCTTCCGTACCTGCCAACATTCACAGTTCCACAATTCGCCGAAGGTGGCGTGGTTGATCGCCCCACCCTGGCCATGGTTGGCGAAGGTGGCGAGCGTGAGTACATCATCCCCGAGTCGAAGATGGCAGGCGCTGCTGCGGCCTATCTCGGCGGTGCACGCGGCGCGTCGGTGGTTGGGCCCAGCACCATCAACGTCACGACCGGTCCGGTCCTCCAGCAGCAGGGTCAGAGCTGGGTCACGATGGCTGACCTACAGCAGGCGATGCGTGCCACCGAGGCCGCCACCCTGCAGCGCATTCGCACCCCTGCCGGCCGCGCTGCCCTGGGCATCCGATGACAGTCGTCTCTCAGAGCCAGTTCCTCAGGGTCTACACCACAGCCGGTGCAACCCTCCACCGCTGGCAGTCGTACTACGCGCACACCACGCAGCAGCACGCTGGATCGGCATGGTCATACCTGCCGTTCGAGGCATCAGGCATCACCGCCGGCCAGACCGGTGATGAATCTGGCGTGACCATCACGCTGCCAGCTGTGCCAGCCGTGGTGGATGCGATCGAGCTGGCGATCGTTGAAACACATCTGTGGGAGCTGACCATCTATCAGTTCACGCCAGGGCGCGAGCAACAGCAGATCCTGGTGGAGACCTTCACCGGTGAGATCGTAAACGCAGTCGCCAGCCTGGGGGCAATACAGATAGATCTGGGATCGACGCTTTCGCCAGTCGGTGCGCAGGTTCCGCCTCGCACCTTGACGACTAACCTGATCGGGAAAGGCTGCAGGCTATGAGCGGGCTGATCTCTATTGACCCCTTGGCAACCTTGGCAATGGAGGCCGGCATCGTCCGAGCACCATTGGCCGAGGCTGCAGCACAGGGCAACACGCAACTTGACACCCAACAGCGTGCTGCGGTCATCGGCGAGCCGGTGCCGATCGTGTTCTGTCGCCGTGATGAGGCCGCCGGCACAGGTGGCGTCTTAGTTTCCCCGGCCGCCACTGAGGCACGGTTTAGCAACGACGCCAGCAATGCCGTCACGGCGTCCTATCACCTTGTCTTGGGCGAAGGCCGAATGGGTTGGATCCAGGTGCGCGATGTCTTCCAGCGATCCTGCCGGGTTGGATCCCACACCCAGACGTATGACCGTCGAGCTGGCACGTGGGAGCCTGGCAACTACATCACGGCGCACGCTGGCTACACAACACCGGAATGCCCGTACTATTGCGGGACGATTGGTGTATATACCGGCATGTCAACACTGTCGTTTCAGGTCACGATTCCAAACGGATCAGACCAATGGAATCGACAAGTGCACTGCTTCATCCGTAATGGGATTGAGGTAACGCGACTGCTGGATAATGTGACAGGCTCCAGCAATAACTTTGCTGATCTCTATCAATGGATGCTAAGCAATTGCGCCAAGCTAAGCGCCAATCAGATTGATTACAGCAGCCTGGCAAGCACGGCACGGTTCCTGCATGTCAATGGCTTCAACTGCGATATCAACATCACTGAAAGCAAGAACCTGGGTGAGATGGTCGCAGGCATGGCACCGTATTTCTTGCTCGCCGAAACTCGCGTGGCGGGTCGCCGCGGCTTACGTCCGGTGCTGCCAACCAATACCGACGGCACGATCAAGACAACACCAGTCGAATGGGTCTATACGTTCACAGAAGATCACATCCTGCCAGATCAGTTGCAGATCAATTATGTGCCATCAGCTGATCGTAAGCCATTTGCCGTGCGCACAATCTGGCGGCAACAGCTTGACGACGATCACGGCATCATCAGATCCAGTGACGTTCGCATGGTTGGCGAAGCAGAGGAAGGGCCGTATGAACAGCATGACCTTTCGCAATTCTGCACACGCGAAAACCATGCAGTGAAGATTGCCGCATACATTCGTGCGCGACGGAAATACACAACGCACACAGCCAGCGTGTCATGTCGTACCATCGACTTCCCGCAGACCCTGCAGGCAGGCGACATCGTACGACTGAAGCTGTACCGCTCCAGCGACATTGCAGAATCAGGGTTGTGGGATTACCTGTATCAGATCGAGCGCATCACCAAGACAGCAGCTGGTGATGTCAGCATGGATCTGGTTCATTTTCCGATCAACAGTTCAGGCGTGAGCCCTATTGCGTTAGCAGTGGCTGAAACGTTTGGGACTGGCATCATGCTGACGAGCAACCGTACAGGCGTCAGTTGCGACGCAAGCCCTTCTAGGGTAAGTGATACAAGTGTTCCATCCGAAGTTTATGTAATCAAGCCACCCGTCGTTGCCACCTATGTGTATGCTGGCGGGATTTGGCAGAGCATTGAAGATGTGCCTGGGAATATCGCCACTGAAGCGTCACCTGGTCAGGTGATCAACGAACCATCTGAACCGCCAACTGAAGAACCAACAGAGGAAAAACCAGAGCCAGCGCCGGTGCCACCGCCGGAGCCGACATCTGGATTCACTGGCCCGTTTGCTCCAGAGAATTGGATCATCAATAGATTGGTTTACAATTCGGCCACTAATGACTATAGTGAAGAATATCCTAGTATTGGATCGCTTGGCGGATACGTTGAGTTTACGGGAACTACTGCAACTCTTTACGCTCAAGGACTGGCGCCGACTTTGGGAGCGCGCAGGTTCATCATTTCAATTTCCCCGACCTATGCCTGCACCATTTCGTTCAGCTGGGTGTTTTACCCGCAATCTTCCGGCATGTTTTGGAATGACGATATTCCAATCGTTCACTATCCATTTGATGATGTTTTCTTTTTAAGTGGTGCACTTCCAAACGGTTTCAATGTTAGTCAGTTGTACGGAACCGTGCAAAGCGGAACGCAGACAATTACGGCCGATGGCACAAACAAGCTAGCGTTTGAAGTGGACTCGGCAGATGTTGACCCATTCCGGGGGCGTTTGGTGATCAGCAATTTCGTCGTAACCCCCTTGTAGCCATGGCCCTGTTCCCCGCCCTCGCCCCCAGCACCAGAACCTTCACGCCAGGCAGTCATCCCTTCACCGCCTACACATCCATGTCCGGCCAGCAGAGTCGGGTGCGGCATTCATCCATCACCCTTGG